AGTTCGTGATAGCTGGATTCGTCTGAGAGCTAATCGCAAGATTAGTCCAACTTTTCCGGGTAATGAATCTCCTTTAAGGAATTCATTCCATGATAACCCTGAGACATCTTCACCGCTTAATGATGTTCGCTTAGCAAACTCAAAAGCAGGAATAGTCGGGGCAGGTATAGATTTGGCAGGGTTTGCACCCACGCCTAAAAGATCTAGTATTTTACAATACTCAAGATAAACATCTTTATCAAAGATAACGATGTCATCTCCAAGGATCTCATATAAATCATACCATAACTCCTGTTTTCCTTTACATCTAGAAACTGCAAATTGTAGAATCATATGATGTGTTAAGGCTAACATAGCCCAGGAACTTAAGGCCCCCATTGGTTGCCCAACAGAGTATTTGTAGTAACCAGGAACTAATTGCGAATATAGATCCGTAATTTTAGAACTGTTTAACACATAATCTCTTTCTACTAACAGATTTCGCCAAGCATCACTTAATGCTTTAGAAAATAACGTCGTTAATACACTTTGTTGTAAAACAATAGGTAAACGATCCGTAGCTGAGCTTAGGTCAACTGACCAAGCATGGCCACGTCGCAACGCTTTCTCCATAGATCGCGCTGCCGAAGCATCTTGATCCAAGGTTCCATCGTTAGGTAGAGCCCCTAAAATCTTAAATAAATAAGAATGTAAGGGTTTTAAGAATGACTGTGTCCAAACATCGACTATAGCGAAAACACGAAGTTTTCCGGCCGCTTCCTCTTTAAGAGCAAGTTGACCACCTTTAAGATTTACATCTGAAGGGCTAGCAAATGTCCACGTTCTACGATCAGGTAGGAAAGTTCTTCGAACTTTTCCTCCATTTTCTTCTGCACAAAATGCCATATTCCCTTTTACTGGAATACGGGCCCCTTTTGTAAGTGCTTGAAACAAGTACTCGGTATAATTATCGAGTTTCTTGAACAAGACAAAAGATTTCGAAGCTATAGCATATTGCTTAAATAAGTTATAGGTTTCGGCATCTTGGACTATCCAACACAAATCGGATAGTACGGAAGACATGGCTACACCTGCATTAGTACTGGCAGATCTCGACTTAACAATGTAAGAGGCAGATATTGATGACTTTGAGGGTAAATACTCTCTTAGTAATCTCTTCATATCTTTCGATATAAAGGTCTCAAACTCTTCAAGTATACTTTGCTGTCCTGAATAAGGATCAGTAATAGTATTTAACTTAGGAGAAAGAGGTCCTTCTATAATTCGATAAAGGTTGAACAATGTCAACCAGAATCTTATAACACTAGCATTATCATTACGTATAGATCTTCG